TATCTAACTTCCACCCGAACAAAGTTTTCTTCATCGGCATAACCATACAGGCAGCAATCTTGTGCAGGTTTCCGTTTACATCTTGGCTGAAGTGCTTTGTTTCGATATAACGTGCCGCTGGTATCTTGCGCACGTCATAAATGCACTTATATTTTCTGCCGTTTATCTTTATGTAAGATTGGGGTTCGGGTTTGATTTCCTCGTGGATGAACTGAATAGATTTGAGTAAAGGGTTCAAATCTTCGATTGGCAAGCTATCAATCTCGTTCTCGGTCATACGAGTACAAATCGCTGCCGACTGAATTGCAAGGTCTAACTCATTTAATTCCTTAGATTTAAGGAACAAGTCGTTAAGTTGCTGCCATTGAAATACGGATATGTCTTTCCAATTCATATCCATAAATAGAGAAAAGCCTATCAGTTGTAAAGGATTGCTTGACTACTCAGGCGAAGGAATATTTTCCCTGCCCTGTGTTTCGGGTGTAGTGATGCCAAGCCAATGCCAGAGCCATTACGCAATCATCGTGAAAGCCTTGCGGTGCTGAATACCGAACCCCCGTTGCGGTGTATTGATACTCGAATATTTCAAGTTCTTGGGTTATATGCCCTTCGGGAAAGGTTATCTTTCTTTGTTGGATAGCCGATGCCAAACCTTCCATAAGTTGCTGCTTTGAGGTTGAGGTAAACTTAAACCCACTTACAGGCAAGCCTTCTCTTTGTAAATCTTCGAATATCGGGTCGCCTGCTCCTGTTGAATCGATTAACGTAGGCACTTTGGGTAGGTTGCCGATAACTTGCTTTGTCTGCCGCCAATCCTTTTGAAATCTGTCAAAATAGCTAACTGAGCCGTTCTTATCCAATCCTACGATAACGGTATAGTCAACTGACTTCGCCAAATCGATACCAAACGCAATAGGAGGCTCGTGGCTGGCTTCAAACGTACATTGCTTGATATACATACTCCCGAACGGATTAGAGGCATTTTCGGCAGGATTAGCCATATATTCCTGTTCGAATACGACTTCGGGTAGCTGAAGCCTTGCATCATCAATCTCTGTCTTGTCTATGTGTGGATTGTCGTAGGTCGTAAACTTGAAGGATTGCCAATCTTGCTCGCCACCTTTTAGGAATAAGGAATAAAAGTAGTTCTTGCCTTTAGGGGTTGAAATAAATAAGGCTCGCCCTTTGTAATCGGTTAAGGTAGGTCGAATAGAATTAAGCCAGCCGTTTTCAAGGTCAGGGATAAACGAGGCTTCATCAATAACCCCGAAGTGAAACTTGCGACCTCGTAGGTTATCTAAGCGTTCGCCTGTAAAGAAATACACCGCACCGCCATTTGGGAACTTGATAGATAGTTCCGACTTGTTAGCTTCAAAAGGTATGGCTTTGGTTAATTGGTCAAAAAATACTCGAGCAAGATTATAGGTAGGAGTAACGTAAAATACCTGCTTGCCTTGTAAGGCATTAACTATTATTTCTATTTGAGAAAGTTCCGACTTACCGAACCTTCGCCCCGCCATAACCACTCTAAACCTTGCTAAACTATCAAGGATTGCTTGTTGGTTTGTATGTGGTGTGGGCAGTTCAATCCTCATAGAATTGTTTTGCCATTTACAAATACTACCTCAATCCTGCTATCGCTTTGCACTTGTTGCGTTTCTTTTGGCTTTCCGTAAACCCTTGTTAATAAAGTTTCTACCGAATATAAAGAACCTTTCTCTAAACTCTTACGCATCGCATTGGCAATTGTCTTTTCCAAGATTGTAGCCTTTGGATTATCCCAAACCTCTTTCAATTCATCCACACCCATTTGCAGCATTACTTGAATAGTATCATTAATCTCTGATAGCTTGTAACCTTGCTCTCTAAGTAGCGTTACATACTTCTTAGGTCTGCCATTTGGGTTTGCCACTTCCCCTTTCTTAAAGGGTTTTAAGTTTTGTTCGTTTGCCATTTCTCTCTATTACTTCACTATTTCCGTGCCACAATTCGGACACAAATTAACTTCTGTCTTTGTATTGTCTTTTTGTTTTATATCTTCATCTAAATCGAGTATATCTAATCCCCAATCTTCGAGTTCTTGCGGAAACCAATTGTTAGCCAGGTCGTTCCAATCCCATTCTCCATAACCTACATTGTCCTTGATGATAAATTCCTTTTGTTGTTCTTCGGTTAGGTTTGATGCTTTAATGATAGGTATCTCTTTCAAGCCTGCTTCTTGGCAAGCCTTTAACCTCATATTACCACCCAACACAATCATATCATCATTGACTACTATCGGTCTAATCTCAAGCATCTGTGGAAACCCTTGGATTGACTTTACCAATTTTTGGAACTTATCATCCTTTATTATTCTCGGATTGTTAGGGTTCGTACGAACCTTGTTTATGTTTACTAACTCTGCTTTCATAGAATAACGTAATTATTTGTAGATTGATATTTGGCAGTTTCTTGCGCCCATAGTTTATCGCACTTGCTTAACCCTTCATCTTTCATCCTTCGGTAAGGTGTGTCTTGCCCTACATCGTGTCCTATATGCTCCGACCTCATACCGCCTAAATAATAATTCAAGTGTCCTGTTTGTGTTAATCTAAAGCAATAGTCGCTATCCTGCATTCCATATGGATCATACACCTCATTAAACTTTCCTATCGTTTCAATTGCTTTCATCGGTATTAACACATTGCCAAATACCATATTGCTAATATGTATTGGGATATCGTTTACATAGCTTCTATCTTGCAAACCCTCTACGCAATGTATCCCACAAGTTCCCGTATTAGGAATAGCATAAGCCGCCTCTACCATTCTGGATAACCAATCATCGGGCATCAAAATATCGTTTGCCATTACTACAACCGCATCGTATTGATAACTCCTACTGATTCCATAGTTGATGGCTCTTGCTATGCCTTTCATCTCAACCTCAACAAAGTCAAAATGAAACCCTGCATTAGAGAAGTTTACATTCTTAACCCTTTGGGTGTGTTCCTTTCTTTCGTAGTTTAGTAAAATTACATTAACGAGCATTGCTTCCTATTTCTTTTACAGGCACTCCTGCGTATTTATAGTGAGGTCTTAAAATAGATTTCTTTCCTACGAATGCCGATGCGCCAATCATACACCCTTCGGGTATTCTTACCTTTTGATGTAACACCGCATTCATTCCTAAGTTGCAATTCTTTTCGATTATTGCTAACCCACCGACTTTAGCACCAGCACTCAATGTAACATTCTCGGCTAAGATAGCATCGTGCGCAACGTAAACGTGCTTCATTAGGTAACAACCCTTTCCGATAATCGTTCTTCTTTGCGTGCCACTATCCACCGTAACAAAACCCGTTAACCTTGACCCCGACATTATTGTTACTAACCCCTCGCAATCTTCGTACCCTTTCCATTCTGGAGGCGCACCTATTACACAATATGCACCGATATAAACATTGGGTTCGATAATCACATTTGGGTAGATAATAGCGGTAGGATGGATATACATTAGTTCATCATTTTTAGATAGTCAATTTCAAGACCTTCCTTGCCCTCGATAATTCCTTTCCTTTCGATTGTGTTTATTATATCCCTTATGAGCCTTTCCTTTTCTTCGCTTGCCAAATGTTTGCTTTCCAATAGTTCCTGATTTAGCCATAACTCAACGACCATTTTTCTTTTTGAATTTACCTTGTGCGAGTATCGCCTTATATGCTTTGTCGGCTTTTTCTTTTGTTTTAAAGACACAAGCACCGCTACCGATGCGCCACTTGCCGTTTTTACATTTTAATACTGGCATACAATTGTTTTCTTTTCTCGTTTACCTTAAATAAGCTAAAGTTTGTAACTGCCCATTCGAATAGTTGCAAACCTTTCTCTTGCCTATAAATAGCATCTTCGGCAACTTTTTTAATCTCTTTGTACCAATCACTTTGATAGTTAACCTCTATCATTGGCGAGTTGAGATATGGCTCAACGTGGCTACCTATTACGGGAATTTTCTTTGTGGCTGCTTCTAAGAGTTTAAGGTTTGACTTCATTGAGTTGAACCTCGTTGCCCTTAGCGGAACGATAGAACAATCCGCATCGTTATAAAAGTTCATATACTCCGTAACGGGTAAAAACCTTTTAACATCGCCTAACTTTAATCCGCAAGTAAAATTACTTATCATCCGATGCCAGATGTGAGCTGAACCCTCGCCTCTATCATCAAAGCCACACAATTGAAAATGCACTTTGTTTCTAAGTGAATTATCCGAACCGACTTTCTTAAAAGGGAATTGAATAATCTTGATATCTTCTTCGTGCGTTATCGAACCCGTATAAACAAACTTAATCTTATCGGTGTATTCTCTTACATCGGTAAATTGGTCGTTACCATAAGGCAAAGCATTTGGTAGAATAGCAACATTAGAGTTCAAAGGTCGTATCTCATTCCATAGCTTTTCATTAGTGCAAGTAACTAAATCGGCAATCTTTATGTGATTGATAATTTCTTGTGTGGGGTAGACACTTGCTAATATGTGCGAACTATCCAATATCCAATAATCATCTATATCGCAAATAATCTTAAAGCCATACTTATCTCGCTTCTCAATTAGGGTTTCCAAGGTAGTGCCAGGAATAAAGCGATTGAAGATTACAAGGTCAAAATTTTCCTCTAATACCTCATCGGTCAAGGCATCGGTAAACATCGCATAGGTCTTTTCCAAATAATAAATTGGCAACATTAGCCGATGATAGCCGACACCAGAGTTAGGTGCAGTTAATACAAGTATTCTCATTTTTTTGGTCTGCCTCGCTTTTTTTGCACTTCTGGTTGTGATTGTTCATTTTGCACTTTAGGTTGTGCAGCTAATTCAAATAAAGTAATCAATCTTTTAAGCATATCGAAAACACAACTACCACACCAATAAGTAAGGACAAATTGAGCATCTAAGTATTCGCGATACATTCTTTCGTACTCGCCTAAAACATCAAAAGGAATGTTTCGAGTAAAACCAAGTTTGACCGACTCAAAATTTATTATGTGTTGTTGACAAAAATCAATGTCTTTTTGATTCATATAAATTGGTTAAAAAGTTTCTAAAAAATGGCGCAATAACTCCAGCACCAAACATACATAACATAGCTTCGGTTGCCAATAAAGGAAGGATATAAAGAATTAAACCTACCCAAGCAGTCAGGCAAAGTGTACAATTAAACGGCTTAAAGTTTAGTTTCCACTTTTGCGGAAAGTTGTTTTGTACGATAAAATAAAAGCTAAAGAAGTTAGCCGCTAAGATGACTTCAAAGATTTTCATTATTCCTGATTTTATATTTCATTAATATTTTGGCTTTGCGTATTGTCTTAATCAATGACCGATAAGGTATGTTAGTTTCTCGACTAATTGCTAAAAGATTTTTGCCATTGCTGGCATAAAGTTTTAACAATTCCGCTTCGTACCAATGCAAAATACCTAATCCGTTTTCAAGTTTGTTTAAAAGTTCTTCATTGTAATCCTCTTTTGGTATATCGTAAGTTAATGGAATTTCCTGATAGATTTGCCGAAATTTTTTGTAAAAGTTGCTTCGGTCGCTTTTAGCCATATTTAGAATAGTGCGAACAATAAAGTACTTTAAATACCCGCCATCGTACATTTCAAATAGCTTGACCTCATCCATCTCACATAAGACAAGAAATACCTCTTGCCGCAAATCATCCTGCAAATCGTACGGCTGCATTTTACCGATAGCATTGTTAATATCTCTACTGAGATACATTTCTTGTATGATGAAATCACGTTTATTCATTGAAAAACACCATCTAATATAATACATATTATTTCTCTTATTATTTTTATTCTTATCCTTCTTCTTATTATTATAGGGTATCTGGTAGAGTATGAAATACCTACCCTATACCTATCAAATGGGCTATTTTCACAAAATTATTTACTTTATAACTAATTGATTTTCAATAATTAGAAAGAAATCTAAAAAAAACTTCAAAAAAGTCAAATAAATATTTTTTTATGTACAGAACAAGTTTGATATTTGTTATCGAAACAACGAACAAAAAACAAAAAACTATGAAACCTCAGACAAATACTTACAGAATTTATGATAGTATGGGTAGAAAAACAGAGATTTTAATTTTAGCATCAAACATTAAAGATGCTTGTAAAGAAGCTAAAAAGAGAGAAGCTGAAATTGGCTCATCCTTTTACAAAGTCAAAAGATGCTATACAGGTGGAGTTAAAGGACAACAATAATTTATATTTATTTAATCAAAAACAAAAACTATGAAACCGCAAACAAAATTATTCATTGCCCTTTTGGTTATTTGCTACATTGTTGGTAAATTACAAGACCAAATCTCTCTTTAATCTTAAAAACTAAACACCGATGAAAATCAAAATCACAAACCAAAAAGACACAAAAGAAAGTCGTATCAATGATTTAAAACTTCGATTTAACCACCACCTGATATCGGAAGATTTATATCATTCAGCTTTGAAATATTTAAAACAAAACAAAACAATAATTTATTATACTGATATCGATGGTGTTGTTCATAGCATCAAACATTCTTAAAAATATTATTAATCCTTAAAACTAAACACGATGAAAATCCAATTAAACTTCTCAGCCGAAACCGCAAATTACTTATTAGAAAACCCTACTTCACTTTTCAAAGTTGAGTTCGTAGGTGCAAATGCAACAACAGGGGAAATCACTTTAGAGTTCGATGCAATCAAAACCGAATGGCTTGCAATGGGGTTATTCCTTGCTGGTCAATCTTATACTATGAAACAAGTAAAATCTTTATTCAATGCGAACCGTATACCCGCCTAACCCGCCAAAGGACTTTAACGAGTGGATTAAATATATCTACTCACTACTAAATACTCCGTGTCGTTAAGGAGTTTAATCTGCAACGAATTAGAAAAGGGGGGAGGTTCTTATGGGTTATGGTCGCCTCCCCCTAATACTAAAAACCAAACTTATGATTTCAATAATTATCGTTTGCTTGCTTATCTTAGCTTGTCTTTTTTTACTCGCTATACTATACACTTTAAAAAACTAAACTATGTTAGCAAAAATTCAATCGCTTGTTAAAGCACCCAAAGGGCAATTTAACAAATTTGGTAACTACAAATATCGCTCTTGCGAGGATATCGTTGAAGCCGTTAAACTCGTAATTAATCCGCTTGGCTTTTATCTTACCCTAATGGATGAGATTGTGTTAATCGGCAATAGGGTTTATGTAAAGGCAACCGCTACGCTTTCGAATGGCGAGCAAACGTATACGACTACCGCCTATGCAAGAGAAGAAGAAACCAAGAAAGGAATGGATGGCGCACAAGTAACAGGTGCAGCCAGTTCCTACGCTCGAAAGTATGCACTTAACGGATTGTTCGCTATCGATGATACAAAGGATGCCGATGCCACAAATAACCACGATACACCAACGGAACAAGAGAAAGTATTATTAACCAATTTAATGTTAGATACTGACCTATCTGCTACCGAAGCAAAGTCGGCTTTAACTGCGATTACTAATTGTTCCGATTACAAAACGTACCAAGCTATTCAGCATCGCCTTGAAAACAGAAAGAAGCCAATCGACCAAATCGTTAATCCTACTCAAAAGGATATTACTAACCACCTCAAAAAATCAGTAAAATGAACATTACTACCTACACCGATTTAAGCCTATTTGAAACCTCAAAAGCGGAACGCTTATCATTTGCCCAATCGGTCATAAATAGCGCAAAGGATGGCTTAATAAGCCCCTTAAAGCTACACTTGCAGGTTAAGTGCTTAGAAGATTTGATTAAGCAAATAACAAGCAACCCCGACTATAAGGAACTAACCTTAGATGAAGCCTATAAGTACGGCAAAACATTTGAGCAATACAATGCCAAATTTGAGATTAAAGAGATGGGTGTTAAATACGATTTTGCGACTTGTGGCTGCCCGATAATGAATGACCTATTATCTCAGCAAGAGGAATTAACTAAGGCTATAAAAGAGCGAGAAAAGTTCCTAAAAACTATCCCACCGCAAGGATTAGAAACCTTAATTGAAGATGAAGTCGTTACTCTATACCCTCCGCAAAAAACATCAACCACCTCAATAAGCGTTAACCTAAAATGAAACAAGGTAAAACGGAACTACCCATCCTTATCAATGGGGTAACAATATTGGTTATTATTCGCTGGTGGTACACACCAGAAATAAGACCAACCTTCAATGATCCGTATGGCGAGCCTTATGATTTTACTTATGAGATTATTTGGCACAACGCACCGGATGAAATCAGCGAAGAAGAATTGATGGATCAAATAGATGGAATTGGTATATTTGAGATAATGGAATTTAATAACCCTTAAAACGACAGAAATGCTAGCAAACATCCAAAAGGTCGGTAACTCGTACAGAGTACGGGTGCAGAAAAACGGCAAGCGTGTAAGTAGAAATTTCACGAGCCGAAAGCAGGCATTGGAGTTCCGTAAGAAACTCGGTGTTTAGTAATGGTAACTCGGTTGGTGTAATTGGTAGCACCTTTCTTAGAAAACGAGCAGGTTCGAATCCTGCACCGAGTTCTTTCTTTAACTTAAAACAAAAACAAAATGGAAAAGAAAATCTACTGCGGAAGCGGTAAAAAGCGAAGCGACAATTGGATTAGTGCAACTATCAATCTCGACAAGATTAAAGAACACATCCAAGAGTACAACGGAAGTAAGTTTATCAAAGTAAACATTAACTTAAAAGCCGAGCCTGACCAATACGGTAAAGACGTTGCTATTACGATTGATACTTGGAAGCCAGAAGAAAAATCTAAATTCACACACGATAATACTCCACCCGCTGACTTACCCTTCTAATGGCAAAGCTAACCCCACTACCCAAGCTACTAAAGAAAGCACAAGCGATATATAATGCCCACATCAGAGAACGTGATGAAAAGTTAGGTTGTATCTCTTGCGGTGGCGAAGTACAACAAGCAGGGCATTATTTTTCGCAGGGGCAACACTCCGCTTTACGATTCGGATTACCTCACACTTTAGCCTATCACAATACTAATGGGCAATGCATTAGGTGCAATATGTTTCTGCACGGAAACCTAATTAAGTACCGACAAGGCTTAGTCAATAGGTTTGGCGAAGATTATGTAAGGGAATTAGAAGCCGAGGCAGAAAACAATCGCTTAAAGAAATGGAGTAGGGATGAACTTGAAATCATAATTGAAACTTATAAATAAATAATATGAATATTTTAGAAAAGGCAAATGAAATAGTTAATTTAAGGTCAGAAGAAAAAGAAAGACAATATGGTAGTTTTTCAGAAGGAATGGTAAACGCAGCGAATTTATTTAATTGCTTAACAAATAATAAATATAATATAAAACCAGAAGACATGTATATGTCAATGGTTGCATTAAAATTAAGCAGACAGGCATTTAATCATAAAGAAGACAATCTTCTAGACTGTGTTGCATATTTAGCTGCACTTAATAACTATATAAATGAAAAAATATGAAAAAAGGTATTATAGGGATATTAAATAACCCAGCTACATCAATAAATTCGCACTCTAGTGGTATGGTAAATATAGTAAAAAACTTATTTGATGCCGATATATTATCAGAAACAGATAATTGGGATAATTATGATCAATTAATAATTTATCATGGTCCTAATTTTAAAAAGGGTGTATTTAATATTATAGGAGGTATAAATGATGGCGTAAAAAATAGATGCAATAAATTAATAAATTATAAAGGATTAATTAAGTCATTAGACGGTTTTCAATTTATAGATTTTATTAATAAAAGAAAATTAAATTACTCATATAATAATATGTTTGAAGAAATAGAATTACCTGAAAAAAATAATATAATTATTGGTGATTCCCATTCAATATCGGCATGGTTTAATAAAGAATACACAATAAAAAGAATTGATGGCAAAACATTATATGGTTTTTTAAAATTAAACTATGATTTATCAAATTATGATAAAAAAATTATATATTTTGGAAATATAGATATAAGATTCCACATATGCAGATTAAATAATCCAGAACTAGAACTAAATTTATTAATAGATAAATATTTAAATTATTGTCATAAATACAATTGTGAAATAGTTAATTTATTACCTATAGAATCTGAATCAAGAAAAATACCTGGAACTGGATTGTATAAAGGAGAAAAGTATTTTGGATCAATGCAACAGAGACAGGAATTAGTTTATACATTTAATAATTCTATAAATAATTCAGGTTTAAAAACATATAAGTGGCCAGAAAAATGGTATAATAATATAGATTATTATGAAAATAATGTTATGGAACCAAAACAATCTGTACATATTAGACCGAAATATTATCAAAAAAATTTAATATGAATATAAATCCTATACTATTAGACGCCTTAGATGAATATCATGAAAAGAGTTTATTAATGCAATCATTTTATTATGATAAAAATTGCATCATAAAATCAGAAGAAGAATTAAAATACTTGATCGATGATGATTTGATTTTTCATGTTCCTATATATGATATGCTAGATAGGAAATACGCAGCGTTTTCTTCTTTTTTAGAAGCTATTGATAAAAAACACAATGATCCAAAAGGAAATGGTATTAGATTTCAAGATCATAAAATTACAGAAGAAATAGACAAACTTATGTTATTTTATTTATTTAGGTTATGTGGATCAGGTATTGATTATAAACCAGGTTCACATGGTTTTGGTAATTTTTGGATAGTTAATAGTATATTAAATAAAAAATATACAACATCTTATTGGTTAGAAGATTTACCACAAAATAAATTTAGTAATAATTCTGGTTATTTATTACCTCAATTTTCTATAGGTTTACGAAATTTTATATTAAAATATAGCGTTGAATTGGTTAATGAATTATATAGATATATAAAAAATGGTAATATTAATATTATAGACTTTGTAAATCATGGAAATAAATATTTAAACGAATTAGGTTTTAAAAAGCAAAAATTTGTTTTAAGTGCATTTGCCGCTGATATTGCTGAATATTTTCCTAATTATATTAATAGACAGAGTATGATATTTCCGGGGACTAATGCTCAAAAATGTATAAAAGCAATATTTGGTAAATGCAATCACTTAGAGGCGATACAATTTTTGGCTAATAGGTATAATTCTGTTCCATACAGTGTTGAAGATTCTAGATTATGCGATCCAATAAGATATTTTTTAGATTACCAATCAAAGTATCATATAGCAAAAAATAATAACATAGTTTATAAAAACAACTCTAAATTAAAAAAAATATGGAGCAAACAAGAATACCAAAATTTTCAATCACTTCTTCGCAAATAAATAAAGATAATATTTATACAAAAGAAGAATATCTTGAGATGGTTGATAATTTTGAAAGTAGTTTTGACAAACCAGTAGAAGAAAATTACAATGGTATTAGAGTAATAAGAGAAGATTTAATTTATGTAGGTTCAAAAGCTAGAGCTGGAGAATATCTAATAGCTAATTGCAAATCAGATAAAATAGTGTATGTTCAACCAAGATATGGCTTCGCTGGTATTTCTCTTACCAATTTATGTAAAAAATACAATAAGAAGTTGATTTTATTTATGCCTTCTAGTAAAATTATATCCGAACATCAGGCTTATTGTATTGAACAGGGTTGCGAATATTATTTTTATAGGATTGCGGCAATGCCTAATTTAAATAATATAGCTAAAAGATGGTCAGAAGAAAATAATGCATATTTCATTCCATTAGGTTTAAAACACCCATTAGTTACAGCAATGATAATCAAAACGGCATCAACAATAAAAGAACCTAAAAGATTTTGGACAGCCGTATCAACTGGTGTTTTAAATAGAGCGCTACAAATAGCTTGGCCTAATTCAGAGGCTTTCGGTGTCGCTGTTTCTAGAAATATTAAAGATGGAGAAAAAGGAAGAGCAAATATGATTTCTCATTATAGAGATTTTCATCAAGATTCATTAATATTGCCTCCATTTCCAAGTGCTAAAAACTATGATGCTAAAGTTTGGGAATATTTAAAAGAGGGTGATCTATTTTGGAATGTAGCAGGAGAAATAAAATCAAGTATAAATAAATTAAATATTAAATCACAAAAAAACTGGAAAAATGAAACTATCTAATGAGTTTGATGACATCAGACAATGGGCAAAAGAAAGAGGAATATATGAAAAAGGGGATCCTAAAACACAACTTTTAAAATTAATCGAGGAAACTGGTGAATTATCAAAAGGAATACTAAAATTAAATCAAGAAGAAATTGTTGACGCAATAGGGGATTGCGTTGTAGTTTTAGTTAATTTGTCAGAATTATGCAAATTGAATTTTGAAGATTGTGTAAATTCAGCATTTGATCAAATAAAAAATAGAAAAGGAGAAATGAAAAATGGAACATTCGTTAAGAGCATATGATTCTAATTACTTTGGTTCTAAGTTAAATTATTTCGTATCTAATTATTGTAAAAAAACAATGGTTGTCAATAATATCGACATGATTATTAATGATTATGAAAATAAAATAATTTCGTTAATAGAAAGCAAACATGACAAGGAACCAGTAAGAAAGGGTCAAAAATTAACATTAACAAAATTAAGGCAAATATTACCAAAAAAACAAGATGGTTGGACTATAAGAGTTTTAGTAATAAGAGGTAATTATCCTTATGATACCGCAACTTTAGAATCAATAGATGGAACTTATAAGAAACAAGTTAATAAAAATGAATTAATAAACTTTTTAAATGGTAAATCAATATAATGTATTATAAAAAATTTAATAATGCCCAAGAAGCATTTGAATATTATTATGACTTAATCAATAACTATGGAATTTTTGTTAATAATACAAAAGTTCTTTATAATGTAGGTTTTGATATTTTAAACCCAATGGATAATAAAATAGAAACAGTATGGAGAAAATGGAATAAAGATTATGCAGATTATGAATGGAATTGGTATTTAAATGGTAACAATAATGCTGAAGAAATATCTAAAAAAGCAAAAATATGGAAAAACATGATGGATGAAAATTGCAACGTTAACTCAAACTATGGATATCAGTGGAGAAGGAATAACCAACTAGATAAAGTAATAGAATTATTAAAAAAAGATAATACAACAAGAAAAGCATCTATTTCACTATATGATGGAAAAGAAATAGATTTGTATAAAAAGGATACAATATGCACTTATGCAATTAATTTTTATATTTTAGAAAATAAATTAAATATACAGGCATTAATGAGAAGTAATGATTTGGTATATGGATTTTGTAATGATCAATATTGTTTTTCTAAACTTCAAGAATTAGTTGCTAATGAGTTAAAGATAGATATTGGAACATATTTTCATTACTCTTGTAATATGCATATATACGAAAAACATTATAATTTAAAAAATAAATAACATGAATACACACGAACAAGCCAAACAATTAGTAGAAAAATTTTGTCAATATTATAATTTAGAACCTAAGAATTTAAAACGAAAATCTGCATATCCTTTAAAAGTTATTATTAAAAATGGAACTTATGTTAATACAGCATCAATAAGAATGTCATTAGGATACTTTTTATTTATGCATTTCCCTTTACGAATTAAAGAAGTAGCAGTAATGGTTGGCTATGCTGATCACTCAACATTAAGTTCTCAACGTAAACAAATCACATCGTATATAAAAAATAACGATAGCTACTTTATGCCTTATTATGCAAAATTATATAACTTAGCGAAAGAACTCGGGATATCAACTGAATACCAAAGAGCCTGTACTCAATCAATTCCTTTTATGCGTTACGAAAGCGATGCTTCATTTTTAGAAAATATAAAATACTATGAAAATGCCTAAGCGATTTACTGACACCGACATTTGGGAAAAAGAATGGTTTATGTCTCTATCCCCAACCGATAAATGCTTAGTCAAATATGTAAGAGATAAATGCGACCTTGCTGGAATTTGGAAACCTAATTACACCTTAGCATCTTACGTTATTGGCGATAAAGTCGATGAAAAAAGATTAGTTAGTATTGATAACGGAAAGCAATTTGAGGCTTTGCACGATGATAAAATACTCTGCATTGACTTTGTACGCTTTCAATATGGAACGGAACTAAACCCAAGCAGTCCGATACATAGAAAAGTTATTGATATTCTCTCTCGTTATGATATAGAACACGAAACAAAGAATGTAATTGCTCGTGGGTTTGTTAAGCCAACCATTGATGATATTAAGGAAGAAATGATGAATAAGTGGGATGAAAAGAACGCAACGTATCAAGCCAATAGATTTTATGATTACTATGAAAGCAATGGATGGTTCGTAGGTAAGAATAAAATGAAATCCTGGAGGCACGCAGTATCCGGATGGATGGCACGCACAAAGATTGAACCCACACAAGAAAGCATCGCACATAAACTTGAACTAATAGGAAACAAAAAATTTAGCGAACTATGAGCAACCCAGCATTTGATTACCTAAGACAATTTAAAAAGATAAGCGATGATACCGAAGCATTGGTAACTAAGTTTATCAAAAAGAAATATCCCGAACTTGGAATGAATGAACTCGTACAAATATTTGAAAACGGCATTGCAGGTGAGTACGGTAAGATTTACTCTGCTGACCCCGAAACGATTTTGGATTGGATTAGAAAACACATTACAAACAAAGGGCAGCAAAGAAGCTACTACGAACAACCCTTACTTACGGCTGATGTTTCAATGTACGATAATCGATACCCCGAAAAGCAAGAGGATTGGAATAAAGAAGTAAACAAAGCATTCACTTCGTTTTTGAATGGCATAAGTACAGCACAGATGCATCCGCATATTTACGATAGACTTATGGTCGATAGTAAAATACCTTTAAATGCATATCTTAAACATTACACGAATGATGTAACAATAGCCAAGCAACAAACATTGAAGGATTATTTTTCTACCTGTAAAGATAAGGGTTTTACTTACATTTATTTTATTAAGCAATGAACGCAGCCGACAAATTAAAAGTATTCAACGAGATTACTAATCATTCATTCGTTGAAATAAGCCTTACATATGCTCGTAATTACGAGAAGAACCCAAAGGCATTTATCAGCGCATATAAACAATATAACTCAATCCGTTTGGTGTGCGATTGGATTGTGTACACCTATAAGTACATTGGTGCGTTCGATGAATGCAAAGCACTTGGTAAAGATTTTACCGAATGGGCAAGCAGGCAAGACGTTGATGATAAACACAAAACCAATTTAGCAAACATTATGCTTATCATTTATTCAATCTTAAAACAATGAAATGCAAGAAATGTAAAGAAAGCAAACCGCTTGAGGAATTTGCTTTATTCAAAGGTTACAGAAACAAAGAATGCAGG